TGTACGGCCGGCGCGGGTAGATCGCCTGCACGAATTCGATCTTCTCGTCGGGCTTGTCCTTCGCCAGCTTGGCGGTCTTGGCGCTGACGCTGTAGCTCTTCTCGCCGGGCTCGTTGGGCTCGCCGAATTCCTTGACGGCCTGCTCGGCGGTCAGCGTGTAGGTGCGATAGACGGTATCGATCTGCCCGCCTGCGTTGGTGCTGGAGCAGTACAGGCCAGCCAGCGGCCACTGCTCGAAGCGCAGCCCGCCTTCGTCGCGGTCGTCGTCGATGTAGAGCGCGAACCAGCCACCGCAGACGACATCGACGCAGCACTCGAAGCCGGCCGCGTCAAAGTTCGCCGCGTGAATGTTTTCCCACAGCGCTTGCGCTGAGTCGTCCAGCCAGCGCCGCTCGTCGTCCGACTCGGTGCCGACATCGAGCTGGAACCAGCGCGAATTCGCCGGGGTGAGGCCGGACATGATCGCCGAGGCCAGGATGCGCGACGAGTCAGTTGCCGTGGCATCGAGCAGATTCGCCTTGCGGTTCTGCCCGGACTGGGCATCGAGCTTGTCGCCGTCGATGCCAGAGCCGCGCAGCGGGTAGGTGTGATCGAAGCACTCGCGCCAGACGGTCTCATGCGGCGAGCGCAGTTGCTTCAGCGCGGACAGGCGCCGGATGATCTGACTCGCGAGTTCGTTTTCCATCACTGCCCCAGGGTGGTCTTGCCGGTTGCAAGTGCCGAGGATGTCTCGGCAGTTCCGCCGACGCCCTTGGCGCCAGACGCGAGCAGGCTGCTACCGCCTGCCTTGGCCCGCTTCGTGGCGATCCGTGCTGCGTTGGCCTTCGACGCAGCTTCCTCGTCGGCCTTCGCTGCATCGGCCTTCGGGTCTTGCTGCACGACCTGGGGCGTTGATGGCTTGTCGCCACCGCCGAAGATCGCCCCGAGTAATCCGCCGTTTCCGCACATGATCAGGCTGCCTTGTGCGGAACGACCCATCCCTGCTTCGTGAGCACTGGGCGCTCGATGGCAGCGGGGTCGATCTCGGATTCGTCGGGCAGTTCGCCAGGAGCAGCAGCCACCACGGCGGGCGCCTCAGTCACGGCCTCGACCGTCTCCGTGGTCGTGGGTTGATCGGCTTCGGGGGCTGCGGCTTCGGCTTCGGCTGCCGGGTTGGTCAGCTCGGCCGGGTCTTGCACCGGCTCGCCGGGGGTTTGCGGGGTAAGCTTGGGTTTCGCCATGTTCGTCTCCGTGGTCGTGGGTTGATGGGTCGGGGATCGGTGCCGATTGTCGGAGCGCCTGCCGGTCGGAATCCCGACTATTTCGCCCGAGCCGCTGACAGCGTGACGGTTGCGGTCGGGATATCGCCGCGCTCGTTGGCCGTCACCTGGCACCAGAAGCCGATCAGCTTCTCGCCGTCCAGGTGCTTCGGTTCGGCGCCCTGCTTGTAGCCGATCAGCGTCGATTTCGGGATGGCGACCTGCGCCTCCAGCGCGTAGAGGCTGAAGCCCTGACGCTTCAGATCGTCCAGGATGCGAAACCAATCGACGCGCCGCTGCATCGGTCAGGCCGGCTCGCCGTCGAGCTCGATCACCCAGACCTCGACGCGCGGGATCGAGCTGTAGCGCTTCGCCTTCGACACGTCGCAGACGACCGAATCGTCACGGAAGACGATCTTGTTCATCCCGTCGAGCACGGCCTTCTCGGTGTTGTCCAGGTCAGGCTTGCCGGTCGGGAACACTTGCCCGTTGAGCGCGCGCTGCTGCTTCTTCTTCGACCACGAGGCAGGGATCGAGCAGTAGGCGATCAGCTTCACGCGGCAGGGATGGCTGGTCGGTGCTTCGCCGCGCATCGCCTCGTGTGCCGCCATGCGCACCAGGTTCTCGTACTCGACCGTGTCCTTCGGCGTGTAGTGCGTCACGAACTGGCGCCCGTCGCCGGTCTTCGCGATCCGGCTGCGCGCCCGGCCCTTGCCCTTCGGCTCGCCTGGGACAACGAAGTCGATCGCGAGCTTCGTCCTGCGCTCCGGCTCGAAGCCTGGCAAATGCGCAGGCGCGCGCGAAGGCGGTGGCTCTGGGGCACAGACCGTCCCAGTCGTCATTGCGTCGTAGAGACTCGTTGCTTCCATTTTTCCTTGACCTCCCTCTCGATTTCCTCGGCCACCGTTGGCCCGTCCTTCGTTCTCCATCGCTCCAGCCATCCGGCCCGCTGCGCTCTGCCCGGAAGCGACATCACGAACCGCACCCGGCAGCAAATCTGGTTGAAGTCCAGCACTGCCGACCGGCTCAAGCACAGCTCGCATTCCGTCACTCGACCCTGATCTCATCGAGCACCCGCGTCATGGTCGGGAATTTCGCCTTCAGCGCTTCCAGCCGGCGCCGGCCCTCGTCGCGTGAAAGCGGCTGATGCCCCAGGTTCGGCAGTGCGGCCTGCTGCAACGGAGGCCGGACGTAGTGCTTGCGGCACAGCGCGACAAACTCCGGCAGCGTCGGCGGGAACTGGCACTCGTCGATCATCGACCGCAGCGAGGCCTTGAAGCATTCCGGGTTGTCGCTGAAGTTCGCCAGCGATTCAGCCCAGACGCGCTTGACCTCGGCGATGTCGCAGTCCTTCCACCGATCCGCGAACAGCGAACCGTAGTAGGCCCCCATGTGCCCGAAGATTTTGTCGATCCAGCTAACCGGCAACGCGGATAGCTTCGCCGGGTATTGCGCTGCACTCGCCGGTAATGTCTCGTTCTGTTCGCTCATGTCCGCCGCTCCTTCGTCCTGTCAGTTCTTCCATTGCCCTTGCCCGCTTGTCGTGTAGCGTCTCCGGGCGGTTTGGTGATGCCCTGGCGCCGTTGGCTCTGCCGAACTCGACCACCTTGTCGCACCAGGTTCGCCATGCCGCTTGCCAGTCCTTCATCGTCGAGCCCTTGGCGCTGTGCCAGTTGCGAAACGATTCCAGCTCGATCGCGATCGCGACCCGCTTCGTTTCCGCGTAAGCGATGCCGGTCTCGTTCGGGTAGAAGTCGGGCGATAGCTGCGCGCCGCGTTTGGGCATGGGCGGCTTTGCCGCTTCTCCCCCGGGAGGGGGAGTAAGGTTTACGTCTGGTGTCTGGTGTCTGGTGTCTGGTGTCTGGGTAGCCGTTGCAGGCGTTGCAGGTGCCGTTTCAGGTAACGGCGGTAAATCCGTTTCAGTCTGGTCGCAGTGACGCTTAACGAGATCGCGCAATTCGGACATGCCGATGTTCCATGCCGCATGATGTCCGGCGTCCGTAAGCCGCTTAAACAGGGATGCTCGCTCGTCTCTGTGACGTTTAAGGCGGTTCGTTTCGTTGGCCTTTTTGACCTCGCGCTCGGGCTCTCCGTCGAGATACTTCGCGATCTCTTCATCGCATCTTTTATTTCTCCAGACGCCATCGTCGAAATAAAAAAATTCTTCGAGGATGGTATCGACAGCGATTTTTTCTTCCTTCGTTCTGGCCCCGACGAGACGTTGTAGCTGTTTCAGGTCTCCGGTAAGCGGGCGCTCGGTAGCGTAATACTTTCGGATCAGACGGCAATAAGCGGCGTCCTCAACGAAGGAAAGGTGCATCGTCGCCTGGGCATAGTCGCCGATGTGGTGTTCGTAATAGTTCATGCCTGACCGCCGCTGATCCGCTCGATTCGATCAGCCATGCGGCTAAGATGCTTCGATGCCTCGATGAAGTTGCGCTGAAGCTCGGCCAGCTCGTCCTTTGGCTCGACGGGTTGCGCCGGTGAATAGCCAGACTCGGCGCACATGAAGTGCATGCCGGAATGGCAGCCGATCTTGCGGCCCTCGCGCAACAACCACAGCACTTGCTCGGGGTCGAACTTCTCTCGCCGATCCGTATTCAGGCAGTCGCTGATCCAGCGAGCGGCCTCGTCTGGCGACTTCTCCGGGCGCATCATGGCGCCGACCTTCTTGGTTCCGCCTAGCGACTGCACGACATCGCGCAGGGCGTCGTTTAGCGACTCATGGAAGAGTGCCTGCTGCATTTTTTACCCCCCTTCCCGCGTCGTCCGACTTTTTCGGACAGCTTCGGACAGACGAACTCGGGACAAAAAAAGAGAATGGCGGCATGAAAACGAACTCACGCCGCCGCTCTGATTGCCGTCTCGTCATGGCCGACTTTCCCCTCACGCAAGAAAACGTCGGGATGCTCCAGCTTCACGCGCGGAGGAATGCCGCGAGTGATCCAGTTATGGACTCGCTGCACCCCGCCCTGTTTGTCGTAGCCAAGCAGCTCGGCAACCTTTGCCGGCCCGCCAAGCGACTCGATTAGTGCCCCGTCTTCGGACATTTGGAAACCCTCTGTGTAATGAACTCCCCTCAATTAAACGCCACGTTTAAACAAAAGTCAAACACGCCGTTTAACAACGCGCTGTTTAGTACGCGGAGAATCAGCGACATGCACGAACAAATGAAGCGCCTCTATGAGGCAGCGCGAGAGCTGAAGGGGATTACCGGGCAGTCAGAGCTGGCCCGGGCGCTCAACGCCTCGCCGCAGACCGTAAAGAATTGGGAGTCGCGCGGCGTCTCGAAGCAGGGAATGATCGAGGCGCAGCGGGTGATCGGCTGCTCGGCGGACTGGATCGAGACCGGCGGCGGGTCGATGCTGCTGGCCGCGAGCGAGTCGTCCGCGATCTACAACGTCGAGCCGGCGCCCGATCTGCATGGCCGCGTCCCGTTGATTTCGTCAGTCCAGGCCGGCGACTGGAGCAGCATCGTCGATAACTTCCAGCCAGGCGAAGCCGAGGACTGGCTGTTCTATCCGAAGAAGCTCGGGCCCAAGGCCTTCGCGCTGCGCGTCTCGGGCATTTCAATGGAGCCGAAGTACCAGCACGGCGACATCATCTTCGTCGATCCCGATGTTCCGGCCGAGCACGGCAGCAATGTCGTCGTGCGACTCGATGACGAGAACCAGGCGACCTTCAAGCAGCTCGTCGTCGAGGACGGGCGGAAATACCTGCGGCCCCTGAATCCGGACTGGCAGCCGAGGATGATCCCGATCAATGGAAATGCTACGATCTGCGGCGTCGCTGTTGGCAAATGGGTGCATGGATGAAAAATAGACTGCTTCTGATAGCCGCGCTTTTCGCGCTTGGCGGCTGCGCTACTGTCGTCAGCTCGACCAGCTCAACCGTGCGAGAGGCAACGGCGCAGCAAGTCGCGTCGTGCAGCCTCATCAAGAGCATTTCCGCGACATCCCCCTTCTATGGCGTCTTCGCTGGCAAGGCAATGCAGGAGACGCGCGACAAGATCATCGCCGAGGCCGAAGCAGCGAACGCAACGCACATCGTCTTCACCCAGTCGGAAACCGCCTACGGCGGCACATCGCAGCACGCGCAAGCCTTTTCCTGCAAGTAGCCCTATGCAGTGGCTTGCCGTCAATCTCTTCCTGCTGATCATGATCCTGGCCGGAGCTGGCGCCTTCTGGCTGCTCGGCGCAGGCGTCAAGGCCATGAATGTCGGCGAGGACTGGGAGCCCTATCTGCTCGCTGTCGTCGCTGTCGCCTCGATCTTCGCCTGCTACTACACCGGGAAGTTTTTGCACGACCTGGCCGATAGACGCCGCCATCGCTGACTGATCACCAGCCCCGCATCAAGCCCGCTTCGGCGGGCTTTTTTTCGTCTTCAACTCATGGCGTGAAAGAAATATAAACAAACTGTTTGACTTCCGTTTAAACGTGGTGTTTAATTTGGCTGTGGATTGATTAAACAGACGGAGGCAAT